CAAGAAATGCAGGAGGCTCTTTCAAACTTCATTGAAGCATTTGCCATCTATATTCAAGACGGGGTGCTAAATACCATTAGCAAGGCTGTTGAAGAGCGTTTGCGAGAAGACATTGACAAAAAGGATTTCAAACCTTTCGATAAGTAGGATACGCCCGTGAAAATGCCGCACAGGGCTTTTTTAGCCCCCATAACCGATTACCAGTTCAGACTTCTGGTTTTGCTATGCCACAAATCAGCCCTAGACGGCTCTCTAAGCATCGACATAGACCAGATGAGGCTAGGTACTGGCAACGTGTCTGAAAAGACCGTAAGAAGGGCTCTGAAGGCTCTAGAAGGCCAGGGATTCCTAGACCGTAAGAGAACCAAGAGGGCAAATGGCTACCGAGGAAAAGACGAATATCGATTAATCTATGGGACTGAATTGTCCACTAGTCTAGGGGACGCAAATGTCCACACCTCACGTGACTATAAGTCACCTAGTAAAAAGACTATTAAGCCATTAGTACCTAATAGCCAAGATAGTAATCAATTAAAAGATTTTAGAAACACCGAAGGTGTTTCATTAAAGGAGATAAAGATTCCTATGAGAAACTATGACAATGGCGATGAACTGGCAGGCTTTGGACTTATTGAACCAAAAGATGCACCACAGCAGAAAATCTCAAAACGCGACCCCAAAACTCGCGGCAAGCGTCCAGAACACGAGTGGACCCCAATGGATGTCGCTGCAGAGTTTTCTTTTCGCGTTGGGCGTAAGTATCCCCTCTTACCAGGAACGGTCAACGTCAGAGCCTTATCAGGAGCGCTCTCTAAATTCAGAAAGCAATACGGAACAACTGCTTTAATTGAACTTGAGTTGCTTCGGATGTTTATGGCAGATGAAACACACTTTAAAAGTATCGGTGATGAAGCGCCTAATTTGTATAAACTTTACCTAGCATCGTTTGGTAAGAGGATGAATCAAGCAAGAGAGAATTTAGGTCTTGGAAGAATCTCCGAGAAAAAACTTCCTACCGATAAGATGGCTGTGATTACAGCAAGCGATGGACGAGAATTTCAAAACTCAATGTCTGGAAGAGCGCAACTTGAACGCTATGAAAAGAAGATACAGGGGGCTAAATAGTGTACGACGTTAATAATCTGATGTCCATAAAAAAGCATTGGCTTTTACGAACATCTAACATTCCACGTCGTTTTCTTGGTCTTGAAATAGCGGACTTAGTTGAGCGTTCAGGAGATGTCCCTCCTGAATATGAGCAGTGGATTGACGATGTTGTTAACGGTCTTGTTATAAAGCAGGTTGGCAACATTGGAACTAACGGCGTCGGTATGCTATTTGACGGAGGGCCTGGAATCGGCAAAACAACTCATGCAGTTGTTGCGGCTATGGAGGTGGTCCGACGTCTCCCAGAAGATGACGAAGAGGCACGCAAGATTCTGGGCATGAATGCGAGCGATTATGGCCTCAATGCTCGCCCTATCTACTACATGACCTATCCTGAGTTTTTATCGAAGAAGAAGTCGACATTCGATGCAGACCCAGACGACAAGAAGCAGATGGTGTATGAAATCGATGGGCTACATGGTCGCTCTAAAGTTGATTTCTTGAACGTCAGATTACTGGTCATTGATGACCTTGGAAAAGAGTACGGTTCAAAGTACGACGACACATCATTTGATGAGATACTTCGTTCTAGGTATGACAAGGCGTTACCAACTATAGTGACGACCAACGTCATGCTGGAGAACTGGCAGGATAAGTACGGCGAAGCAATGGCAAGTTTTGCTCAGGAAGCGTTTGTACGAGTTCCAATTGTTGGGTCTGATTTGAGGGGAGCCGTATGAAAGGCAGCAGTATGCAGACTTCGTGGAGAACAATCCAATTGTTCATCTCTGCGCAGGCTGCTGGTATTTTTGAAGTTGAAGTTGATACTCAAACAAAAAAACTTCGATGCAGTTGTCCAAAATGGAAAAAGTTTTTTGAGTGCAAACATGTCCGATTTGTCCATGAACGTATGCTGTTTAACGGAGGACAGTACTCGGTATTGATACCAGAAGAAGTTCCTGAAGAGTTAGCGCTTGAGGCAAACGATAACGCAGAGAAGTTTCGTGAGTTTGTTGTTAAGTACGCTAAAATAGAAGTACTATGAAAAACGGAGACATATCAAATGTCTCCTCCCCACAACTTATAGTCACTACAGATGTAGTGGTAAAATTAGTTGAAGAAGAGACTAGACGACTTTTAGCCAAAAAAGTCTCCTATAAAATAGGGGATATAGACTTGCTTGCCACAAATAAACTGTGGTTATTGTCCAATAATTATGGGTTATCCTTAGAACTTGCAGGTTTTGAATCAGAGAACTGGACTGAAGAACTGTTAGAGAAGTCTTTTGAAAAGTTAGAACGAAGGGTAGTTAACCCATTTAACTACTGGCAGTTGTACGAGAACGTAGAAGAATTGGTAGGTTTGCTTCCATATAGACCGAACTTGAAGGGCATTGTAGATAAGCCTGACCGAGTTGCGAGATATGGGTCAGCAGGTATAGAACTAGCCAATCTTTAACTCTGGAGGGAGGGCAAATGGCAGCGGATAATGAACACCGCTTAGTAAGCAAAGTAATCCGTGACCGCGACATTGTTCCTGCGCTGTCTCGTGGAGTTCAGGACGGTTGGTTTTTAGATGAAGAAAACAGAAAAGTTTGGTCTTTTGTTAGAAAGCACTACAGCGAATACCGAGAAGTTCCAACAGCAACAACAGTAAAAGACCACTATCCAAACTACAAAGTTCTAGATGTACAAGACACTGTCGAGTATTTGCTCGACACAATGGTTGATTTCCGCAGACGTCTACTCACTCGTCAAGGCCTTGAGAATGCTGTAGAACTGTTACAAGACAACAATCATGACGCTGCTTTGCTTGCTATGGAGCAGGCAATTGCCAAAGTAAATGAGCAAGGTGTTCTTGGAACTCACGAAGTTGATTTGTCAAAAAACACTGAGCAACGTTACGAAGACTACAAAGCGTTACAGAGCAAAAAGTTTTTAGGAATACCAACTGGTTTTGAAAAAATTGATGAAGCAACTGCAGGTTTGCAGGGTGGTCAGTTAATTACCATTATTGCTCCACCTAAGACTGGTAAGTCACAAATTGCATTACAGATAGCCATCAATGTTCACAAACTTGGCTACACCCCAATGTTCCAATCCTTTGAGATGAACAATCACGAGCAGCAACAACGCCATGATGCGATGCGTGCTCAGATTTCTCATGGTCGTTTGCGTCGCGGAAAGTTACTGCCAGCAGAGGAAAGTCGTTACATTGACATGCTCAATGAGATGGAAAAGTTGCACCCATTTCATCTTGTTGATGCAGTAAACGGAATTACCGTGTCTGCGTTATCAGCCAAGATTGAGCAGTGCAATCCTGATATCGTGTTTGTTGATGGTGTGTATTTGATGCTTGATGAAATTACAGGAGAAATGAACACCCCTCAAGCAATCACAAATATCACTCGTGCATTGAAGCGTCTTGCTCAGAAGATAAACAAGCCAATAGTCATTACTACTCAGACACTGCTATGGAAGATGCGTGCTGGTAAAGTCACCGCAGATTCAATTGGTTACTCATCATCGTTCTTCCAAGATTCCGACGTAATTCTTGGTCTTGAGCCAGTTGAAGAAGATGAAGAGATTCGTTTGTTAAAAATTGTTCAATCACGCAACTGCCCACCAAGTGAAACCGCTATTACCTGGCGTTGGGAGACTGGTTGCTTCCACGATGAAGCCTTCATGACCAAGTGCACATACTGCATGAACTGGGGCAGATGATGGATGTAGAAAAGACGTTACTTGCTCTTGACTTACCACTTGCAGCACAACGTGGTGATGAAGTAAACGGCTTATGTCCTATGCATAAGAAGCGCACAGGAAAAGAAGACCATCATCCGTCTTGGTGGATAAACAGTATTACTGGAGCACACATTTGTTTTTCTTGCGGTTACAAGGGAAACCTATACACACTTGTTCGTGACTTACGTGGTATCGATTACCATGAAGCAAAAGAATTCATTGACGGTCAAGCAGAGTTACCAATTGATGCTTTGCTTCGTCGCATTAAGGATTTACCACAGTATGTACAGCCTGAACCAGAGCCAATAGGTATGTCAGAGGCTCGTTTGGCTGTGTACTCAGAGCCTCCTGCATTTGAGTTAAAAAAGCGATTCCTAACTGCAGAAGCAGCAAAGCACCACGGCGTACTTTGGGACGTAAGTCATTCAGCATGGATTCTTCCTATCCGCCATCCCGATTCATTTGAATTAATGGGATGGCAAGAAAAGGGTGCCTCGGGTCGCTTCTTTCGCAATCAACCACAGGGAGTTAAAAAGTCAAAGACTGTATTTGGCGTTGAAGTTATGGCAACAGATATTCTTGTTGTTGTCGAATCTCCCCTAGATGTTGTTCGTCTTCGTTGCGCAGGAGTTGAAGGGGCAGTTTCAACTTTTGGTGCAATCGTTAGCGAAGAGCAGGCAAAGATTATGCGCAGAGCAGAGAAGGTAATTGCAGCATTTGATAAAGATGAAGCAGGACTTAAAGCAGCAGAATCAATGCGTCCTTATGCTCGTAAGTATGGGTTAAATTTATTTTTCTTTGATTACACAGGCATAGACGTAAAAGACCCAGGAGACATGACTGTAAGCGAGATTCATCGCGGCATAGAGAGTGCTAAGTCATATGTTTTGGGTAAGGAGGCATTCCTTGTTCACAGGAACTCTTAAGCCCTACCAGGTTGAAGCGGTAAGCCGTATGGTTGGTGAGAAAAAGATGTTAGTTGCTTACGAAATGGGTTTAGGAAAAACCTGCATGACTATTGCGGCTCTTGAGAAGTTGAACGATACGGGACAGATACAGAGAGGTCCTGTCCTTGTAATAGCCTTATCAAGCCTCAAGTATCAATGGCAGAAAGAAATAGCCAAGTTCACCTCTGGGGTCGTATCTGTAGTTGTAGACGGCAATAAACAACAACGAACAAAGGCATACGAAGACGGACAGAAGGCCGATTACGTTATAACTAACTACGAGTCAATAGTTAATGATTGGGAAATAGTCCGTCGATATTTTTGGGGTGCGATAGTTTGTGATGAGGCCACTGCCATTAAAGGTTTTCGTTCTAAACGTTCTAAAAAAGTAAAAGACTTATCTAAGAATGTTTCCATTAGATTTGCCTTAACGGGAACTCCAATAGAAAACGGAAAACCCGAAGAGGTTTACAGCATTATGCAGTTTGTTAATCCAAATCTTTTAGGTCGTTTTGATTTATTTGACCAGACGTTTATTGTACGCAATCATTTTGGTGGTGTTCAACGTTATAGAAACTTGCCTATATTTCACGAAAAAATGAAAGCCTCATCTGTACGTAAAATTCAAACTGACCCAGATGTTGCTCCCTATCTTCCAAGTGTTATTTACCGTGAACCAATACTTGTAAAGTTTGACTCAGCCAGTAAAAAACTGTATTCGTTTATTGCAGAAGAACTCAGAAACGAACTTATTGAGGCTCAACAATTGCTTGGTGCTGGGTTCTCTATTGCCGCACATTACGGAGAGGGGCATAGACCTGGTAGTCCTGCAGATATGATGAGGGGCTCCATAATGTCTAAGATAACTGCTCTTCGTATGGTTTGTGATTCCGCAGTCATTCTTGCTGCAAGTGGTGCTAACTATGATGGGAAAGTGGGTAGCGCTTATGCAAATTATCTGTATAACAATGGTCATCTAAAAGTAGGAAACATAAAAAGTCCAAAACTTGAAGTGTTAAAACAGTATGTAAATGAACACCTTGATACTGACCCCGATGCAAAAGTTGTTGTGTTCACGTCTTACTTAGGTGCAGTCGACTTAATCTACAGTGAACTTGGAGGAACCATTTATACAGGAGAAATGAACTCTAAAGAAAAAGAAAAGAGTAAAGAAAAGTTTTTAACTGACCCAGAATGCCGAATATTTATTTCTTCCGATGCTGGTGGTTATGGAGTAGACCTCCCTAATGCAAACCTTTTAATTAACTATGATTTGCCTTGGAATGCTGGATTGGCTGTGCAAAGAAACGGACGCATAAAGAGAGCGTCAAGTAGATGGCCTACCATAACAATTCAAGACCTGCTCATGGAGGGTTCCATAGAAGAACGTCAACACGAGATGCTTCAGCAGAAGAACGCTGTTGCAGACGCCGTAATGGACGGTCAGGGAATCAATGCTCGTGGTGGTGTAGACTTGACTGTGGGAAGTCTTTTGAACTTCATTTCTCAGACCAAAGTAGGAGGGTAATCGTGGCTCGTATTTCAAAACAAGACCAAAGAACAGTAGATAAGGATGATGTCCTTTCTCAGGCACAGCAATATGCTTTTTTTAAAAAACAAGTTGAGTATTTTCAAGAACAAATGAAATCTCTTCGTGAAGATTTGTTTGAAAAGATTGAAGAGAATGGCGAAGTTGATAGCAAAGGAAATGTAATATTTGAATTGCCTCAAGAAATTGAGGGGTTTGTTTCTATGACCAAACAACGTCGCGTAACTCGTAAGATTGATGAGGATATTGCTTTTGATATTATCGATGAAAAAGGTTTAAGAGATAAGTTAATAAAGACTGTTGAAATCATTGATGAAGATGCCCTGATGGCTGCGCTCTATAGCGATGAACTTACAGAAGAAGAGATTGATGAAATGTATCCTCAGACTGTAGTCTGGGCGTTAGTTATGAATAAGAGATAACACATGGCTGGATTACGTGGACAGGATGAGATTGAGAAAGCGTTTGCTGACCTCGAATATATTCCTGGTTCTAAGAAAAAAAGAAGAGAACCAGACCCAAAAGTTTCTCGCCTTAAAAATGGTGAGACAAATGGTTGGGACGAAAACCCAATCATTAAAACATTAGGTGGAAAAGAAACTGAGGTTTTTACAATCGGTGCATTTGCACAAGCATTAGAAAAAACCATAGTTACTGTTCGCCTTTGGGAACGAAAAGGTTATATCCCTCGTGCCCCTTATCGGTTGCGGTCTAAGACTTTAAAGGGTCAAAAGACTGGAGGAAATAGGGTGTACACTCGTTCACTCATAGAGGCTGCGGTTGACGAATTTGCCAAACGTAATCTCTTAGGCTCTGCTCGTGTAGAGTGGGGTCAACACGAAGACCTAACAGAGGCTTTATTAAAGCGCTGGAAGGAAATCACGTCCATCGAGAGCCAGAAGTAATAACTTCGTACAGAGATACGAATTACTCAGTGCCTCATTACCAAAAAGGAAACAAATGCCAATTACAAAGCCTGCAGTAAATGCAGACGACTATCTTGATGAAGATAGCGAAACAGCCCAACCCAAGGTTGGAACTACTGTGCAACAGGGCTGGGATGCCGTTGATGCACTTCTTAAGTCAGATAATTCGGAATTTCCGACTGACTTTCGCTTCTCTGAAGAACCTCAACTTGTTAAGTTCTTGGAGAATCAACCATTCGCAACTTATGAGCAGCACTGGATTGAACGCCCAAAGGGCAAGAAATCCTTTGTTTGCATGGGAGAGGGATGCCCACTCTGCGAGATTCTTGGTGACAAGCCTCGTGGAAAGTTTGCGTTTAACGTACTCGTACTATCTGGTGAATCGCAGGGCGTACAAATTCTGACTGCACCACCATCACTGGCTCGTCAAATCAAGAAAGCGCACGATGACGAGCGCAAAGGACCTCTTTCAAAAGAGTTCTGGGAGATTTCTCGACTAGGAACAGGACCAACAACGCAGTACACCCTCAACTTCGTTCGTGGTCGTGACCTTGCCGAGGAGTGGAAACTAAATCAAGAACAGGTAAATGAACTCGTAGCATCCGCTGAACCTTATACAGCAGAAGTAATTCGAGAGACCCCTCGCTCTGAACTACTAGACGTTGCTCGTTCTGTAGCCTAATAGTTTCCACACGTGGGAGAGCCTGTTACCTCCATTTCAGGCTCTCTCACTTTAAAGAGAGGGTTTTATGAATATTATTACAACAAAAGAACAACTTGAAGAGTTAGTCAAGCACTATCAGCGTGTAGACGCTTTTGCTTTTGACATCGAGTCTGTAGGCGAAAACCGCATTCAACCTGTAGTAAATGATGTTCTTTGGATATCACTAGCGACAGATAGTCGTGTTGATGTAATTCCTATGGGACATCCAAATGGGGAGTTTCTTAATTGGGACAAGGAACTTTTGCTTAGTGGTCAACGAAAACTTGCTGCAGGTAAAGAGTTAAAAGAAACCGACTATTCAAAAAACCAATCAAAATGGAAACCTGTATTTGGACCTGCTCCTGAACAATTGTTGCCAGGAGATGTGTTCAAGTCTTTGAAGCCTTTGTTTTTTAGTGACAAGTTAAAGATAGGTCACAATGTAAAGTTTGATTTAAAATCAATTGCAAAGTATTACCGTGGTGCAGTTCCTACTAAGCCATTTTTTGACACGATGATGGCTGGGTTCATTATTGACAATAGACAACGTGGGTATCTTGGTCTTGCCGATTGTGCTAAGAGAGAACTAGGAATCACTGTTGAGAAGGGCGTTGGTGCACAGGTAGAGGTGCATTCGTTTAGCGACGTTGCTAATTACTCTGGGTTAGACGCAAAAGCAACCTATGCTTTATATCAGGCTTATAAACCAAAACTTGAAGGTGAGTTAAGTCGTGTATGGAATCTTGAGATGGACGTATTAGCAGCGCTATGTGATATGGAACTCACTGGTGCAAATATTGATGTTGTTGAACTTACAAAGTTAAAGAAACGTCTTGAAAAGGATATTGATGACGCAAAGGCTAAGGCTTGGAAGTTAGTAGGTAAGCCCTTTGCTATGAACTCTGTTCAAGAAAAGCAGAAGTTGTTATTTTCTTCAAAAGAAGATGGCGGTAGAGGAATAAAGCCAAACCTACGAATTAAAATTGCTCTTACAACTAAGGGTCAAGAGGTTGCTGCTACTGCTCCTATGAAACTGGGAATACAGCACTATTCGGTTTCATCTGATGCGCTTGAGTTTTACAGAAGCAAAGACGAACTTGTTGATGCCATTCTTGAATATCAAGATTTAAACAAATTAATGACAACTTATGTAATGCCGTACCTTGGTGGTGAGGTTACTCACACAGTTATGGGTAAGACAAAAGTTACTGAAAAAAAGTCTCTTTTAATAAACGGCAAGGTACATACAAACTTTAAACCACACGGAGCAGAAACAGGGCGGTTCTCTAGTAGTGACCCAAATTTACAAAACATACCTAGTGGAGGAGATTACGGAAAACTAATTCGTGACATGTTCATTGCTCCACCTGGTCATAAGTTAGTCGTAGCAGACTACTCTCAGATTGAGCCACGCATTATCGCAGCCTTCTCTGGTGACCCAATTATGGTTAATAACTATTTAGAAGGCGGAGATATCTACACGACTATAGGTGACACTATGGGTGTAGACCGTAAGGCTGGGAAGGTTTTAGTTCTTTCTATTGCGTATGGTGTTGGCCCAGAAAAGATTGCTCAGAGCATCGGCTGTACTGTAAAAGACGCTAAGGATTTATTAGACCGTTTTAGCAAACAGTTTAGTGACATATCAAAGTATCGAGCACGAGTTATCCGTATGGCTGCTGCTCAGACACCTACACCCTTTGTGTCAACCCTATTTGGTCGTCGCAGATATATCCCTGATTTAAAGTCTAGAGACCAGGGGTTAAAGTCAAGAGCAGAAAGACAGGCCTTTAATACCGTTATCCAAGGCTCTGCAGCAGACATCATGAAACTAGCCATTGTTAGGGCTCACTCTTGTTTTGTAGATGAGCCTGGGGCTAACGTCATTTTGACCGTGCACGATGAGTTGGTTACTGTTGCTCGTGAAGATTTAGCAGAAGATGTAGCAGAAGCAATTCGTGAGTCTATGGAAGGAATCAGACTTCCAGAGATAACAGTTCCACTTATTGCGGAAGCAAAAATAGTAGATAGGTGGGGAGAAGCAAAATGAGTAATGCAAACTGGTAGGCAAATAAATTAGGACA